TACCACAAAAAGGAGCGGAAGGTGTTGCTCCAATTAACACACCCTCACGAGGTTCAATAAAATACTCATAAAAAATGGCACTACAACCCGAAGTTCTACTCATTGACGAAAACTACATTAAGAAATATACTTGGATTAACGGCTCGGTTGACCCGTTGCTTCTTTACCCTGCTATTTATTTGTCTCAGGACAAGTACGCACAGTTGTATTTAGGTACTGACCTTTACAACCGCATCAAAGAAGACGTTGTAAACGACGACATCACGGGCGCATACGCAACCCTTTTGGACAATTACTTGCGTCGAATGATAATGTGGTGGACTATGTACGAAGTATTGCCGCATTTGTACGTTAAAACGGACAACGGAAGTTTAGTAATTCGCACAAGCGAAGATACTACACCTATCTCACAAACTGATTTACAAAACTACCGCGATCAAGCGCGTCAACAAGCGATGTTTTACACTCAACGCATGGTTGATTATTTGTGTCATAACTCAAGCGACTTTCCTGAGTACATGACAAACACGACAAATCAAATATGGTCGCAAACAAACGTGTACCCGTCCAACGCTTTTGAGATTAGCGACGGACGCGACAGACGACCTTACGAATATAGAAGACCAGGATTAGGATGGTTTAGATAACGAATACAAAAACACATGGCTACAAGGGGACGCAAGAAAGACATGGTAAAACAAAAGATTTACGAAGAAAAATTCCGTAAGTATTTAATTAGAAAAGAGAAACAAATAAAAAGATTGGTGAATGAAAGTTAACGCAGAAGGATACGCTCTTATAAAGCGTTTTGAAGGTTGTAGATTGAAAGCGTATAAGTGTCCTGCTAACGTGTGGACTATTGGCTTCGGAAATACTTTCTACGAGAATGGCGACAAGGTGAAAGAAGGCGACGTAATCACTCAGCAACGTGCTGACGAATTGGCGAAGTTTATAATTGACCAGTTCGCAGTTTCAATCACTCCCTTTATTTTACAACCACTCAACGAGAACCAATTCAGCGCGTGTGTTTCACTTGCGTACAACATTGGAACGGGTGGGTTCAAACGTTCTTCAGTATTCAAGAAATTAAATGTGAACCCAACAGATGCAACGATAGCCGATTCATTCCGTTTATGGAACAAAGGCGGTGGAAAGATTCTTGCAGGATTGGTGAAGCGTCGTGAAGCAGAAATACAACTATACTTCAAATGAACACGGAAAACGAAATTACTTTGATACACGAACAGCTTCAAGAAATGGACAAGAAGATTGACCGAATATACAACGTGTTAATCGGTGACGATCAGATGAAGATTGAAGGTCTTGTCAGTAAGGTTCAAAAGCACGACAAGTATATTCAGAACCAACGCTTGCAGGTCGCTCGTTTGGGTGGTATTGCAACTGCTGCAGGTGTCGTTGGTGGTCTTATTGTTCAGTTCATTATAAAAGTATTATGAAGGATTGGTTCAAGTCTTTGTTAACATCGTGTTCAAAAGTTTCAAGTAAGCGAGTTATTGCTATATTTGTTGTAATCAACTTAATTGTTTTGAGTTACGTTGCAACGTTTACACATTACGTTTGTCCCCTTGCGATGTTTGACACACTCGCGTTGTTGACAGGTGGTTTGTTCACAGGAACGGTAATTGAAAGATTCACTAAACAAGCAAAGAATGGCAGCACAACAGAAGACAACAGCGAGATTATTAGCTGAAGAAGTTTGTTCTAAATTCAAAGACACTCCTTCGCTCACTCTTGCGAAGAAATTGTTTACAGAAAATCCCGAAGTCTACACAAACGAAGAATACGCACGAACTATTATTCGTACTATTCGCGGGAAGATTGGTGCGAAAAATAAAAAAGAATTAGCAGATAAGTCTTTAATTGACACAAAGCCACGACCATTGAACCCATTTGCACTTCCTAAGTCATACGCTAAAAAGCGAAGACACGTTGAAGTGAAGGGAACGAAGTTTTTAATTCTTTGCGATGTTCACATTCCTTATCAGGACAACGAAGCATTAACGGTTGCAATAAACGAAGGGGTTCGTCAAGGGTGCGACGCTGTTATTCTAAATGGTGACGCGTTAGACTGTCACATGATTAGCGACTTTGTTAAGGATCCACGCAAAAGAAAATTCAAAGACGAGTTGTACGCAATGCGTCAATTCGTTGACACGTTACGCGGTCAATTTCCAACGGCTCACATTTATTATAAGGAAGGAAACCACGAAGAACGCTACTGGAGATACATGAGAGTAAAAGCACCCGAACTATTCGACATTGATGCTTTTGACTTTGCTTCATTGTGTCATTTAGATAAACACAACATAACTTGGATTGACGGCAAGAGCAAATTGAATATCGGCAAACTTTCTATCTTTCATGGACACGAATTCGGCAAGCAATTCCTTCCTTCTGTCAACGTAGCGCGTGGTTTGTTTATGAAGACAAAAGTAAGTGCGCTTTGCGGACATCATCACCAGACAGCGGAACACAACGAGAGGGACGCTAACGGCAAGTTTATCACCTGTTGGGGTGTTGGTTGCTTATCTGAATTATCTCCCGACTACAACCCTTATTCGAAGTACAATCACGGCTTCGCTATCGTTGAGAAAGGAACAAATGGAAATTACAGCGTCAAAAATTTAAGAATACACGAAGGACAAATACTATGAACCGAAATATACTTGCGGCATTACTCTTATTTATTGGAACGTCTTTGCTTTGGTTGGTGCTTTGTTGGAACTTATGGGGACGAACTGTTGCAAATAACGCAACAACTCAAATTCAAAAGCAAGATAGCATCATAAATTACAACGCTGGCGAATACGACCGCCTACTTCAAGAACAAATAGAACTTTACAAACAACTTCGAACCTATGAAGATGCTCAACTTACAGCCAAAACCACCTATAAAAGAACTGTTTCTTCTGTTATTATTCGAGATACTATTACTATTGTTGATGTTATCCGTTTGGTGAACTCCTGTGATAGCGTTATTGCTTCCGATTCATTGGTAATTAACAACCTCAAAGGACAATTGAACATCGAAGGTGAAAAAATAAACAACTTGCAAGAAGTCGTTGTCGCTTATGAACAGAAAGAGGATGTGTTGACCGAAGAAATTAACAATCTAACGACTGATAAAAAGAAATTGGAGAAACAAAAAAAGCGCAGAAACCACGCTTTAGTCGTAACGTCGTCCGTCGCTATTTTGTCGACTTTTGTTCTGTCAATTTTACTTTAGATTCTTCGATATAAAACTTCATTGAGAACTGGATTGCTTCACTTAAAAAAGTGTTGCGACTATTCACACCTCTTTTTTCGTCTATCTCGTTCCAAAGGTCTTTGTGTAAGTACACGCATATACCTTTTTTAGTTTTGCTTTCTGGCATAATTATAAATCTAATAAAAAGTTTAACAAACCTCTAAACGTCCATTCGGTCATAACTCCATTTTCATAAGTTGAAATTATTCTTTCGTCAAAAATTGGAAGTCTTTTCTTTTCTTTCAAGTAGTTGTGCAATATATCCGTTGCATATTCTTTTGTCATTCTTCTGCTCCATTTTTAGCCATCATGTTTCCTATCATTAACGCTAAGTAAATTTTCTCCTTTGCGTTCATGTCCTTGCGTTGTGAAAGTTCAAGGAGAATATCTCCAAGAATCTTTCCTTGTTGGAAGTACGTCGCCATTGAATTGACAATTTCGCGTTCGCGCTCATAAGTCATTTTGAGCGATTCATAAAGTGGGGTTTGTTTCATTGTGTAAATGTATGCTAAATTATTTTAACCTACAACATACTGTCCATAACTTGGATTGAGTTCGAAGTACATTCGCATCATAATCGCGTCGGCAACGTCAGGTGAAATACCTTCTCGGTTCTTGATTACGTCTTTCGGAGTTACCATAAGTTTGCCTTCCACGTCTGCCCGATGTCGCTTAATCATCTCCAGTTCACGAACGATTTGTTCTTTGCGTCCATTGACTAAAATAGTAACCTTGTTTTCTTCAACGTATTGAGCCAATTTGTAGTAACATTCGCTTTTAAGATTTTGGTATTGTGGTTGTTTGGGTTTAGATCCATTTAAAAAGCCCCTGCACTTGAGAAAGTCAACCACACCGCCACCCACTCCGTCTTCATCACACACTACGTCTTGCAATAAAATTGAATACTGCTGACACATCAAACGAATCTTGTTCACAACTTCGTCAAGGGCTGCACGATTAAGTTCAATTATATCAATAATCGTCAATCCGTTCCAAACGCAAATGATTGTCCTATCCTTCCCGAAACGCGCTATGTCGGCGGTGATATATTTCTTGCCTTCAATGAGTTCGTTGCGGAACATACGCAACAGGTTGTCCGTTGAAAACAACTTGTCGCTGTCGTCATCAAACTCCCAATTGCCTTCAAGAAGTCTTTTGCGGTCGTACTCTGGAAGTCTTCGAAGCGATTCAATGTAAGCAACAGGAAGAAAGGGATTGTCCTGCGGCAACGCTTGCACGAACGCACGATGTGAAGGCAATTCGTTGCGGTTGTTCTTAATATAGAACTCATTATAAAGCCAACCCTTCGCAGGATTGCACGACAAGAAACCTTTCGGAATAAGATTGTATTCGTTCAACTTAAAACGACAACGCGAGTGAACAATGCTGACCGCCTTTTGCGTTACTTCGGAACATTCGTCTATAAAATAATCAGTAATTTCGAGCGAACCGAGTGAATTAAAATTTACATCCGAAGGATACGCGAATAAGTCTTTCAAAACAATTTCGCTTCCGTTGAAGAACTTAATCACGTTGGATTGTCCGTTGAAGGTGTAGTGTTTGTTTGCTATCAATCCGAATTCCTCAGCCGTTTCAAAGAAGGTGTTTAAGGTCGTCTTTTTTAACGTGTCTAATTTGCTACGTCCAATGAGCGAACGTGTCCCTGCGTACTTCAAACGGCGTTGTATCTGCCACATACAACCGAATTTCGTCTTACCACCACCTGCCGCGCCACCGTATAACAACTGTTCAACGATGCTATCGGTATTCAGAAAGTTCAACGCTTCAATCTGACGCGGCAGGTATTCGGGTTTGTATGGTGTCATTTAATTGTTGTATTGTTTTGAAAATCTGATAGGCTACTTGTGGGACAATTGCATTTCCATAACCTTTTATTGATTCGCTTCGCCATTTTGAAAAGGTAATTCCGTCCAATTTGGTGGGAAGCCCATCATCTCCGCCACAAATCGGGGATTGAGTTGGGAACATTTCGAAGTTTGCTCTATAAAATTCATTGCATCCTTGAGACTGTTCGTTAATGGATTGTGATTTGCTCTCGGTTGATTCCCTCTCCTTCCAGCATTCATATCTGAAACCGTCGGCGTTGGTAACATTCCCTTGTCCATCATTCTCGTTAATGTCATTGAGTGCATTGAACCTTCTTTCACTTGTGAACTCTTCATTGTTGCACTCGCGTTCGTGCTGTCGAATACTGTCAGAGTTGGTAGTAATGCAACCCAATTCTCCGTATTGCTCAATCCTTGTTGTTTTGAGTTGGGACCGCGTCTTTTGTAATCTTGAACCGTTGGAGTTAAAAGCAACGAACCATATTCTATCTCGCCTGTGCGGTGCGCCAACGGCACAAGCTGGCAAAAGTACCGGTTGTACTTCGTACCCTTGACTTTCCAAGTCAACGCACACTTCCTCGAAGACCATTCCCCCATTCCAATTAGTAAGTCCACGAACGTTTTCGCCCACGACGTAGGTTGGTTTAACTTCTGAAATGACTCTGAGCATATGCGGCCAGAGGTGTCGCTCGTCCTCTTTCCCAAGTCGCTTGCCTGCGCTTGAATATGGTTGGCAAGGAAACCCTCCTGTGAGTATGTCAATTGTTCCTCGGTGAATAGAGAAGTCTGTCTTTGTGATGTCTTCATAACTTTTAGAATTAGGCCAATAATGATTTAAAACTTTTCGT